ACAGAAAGAATGCGTATTGATTCTACTGGAGATATACGATTTGGACATACTGGTGCTTATATAGCAGCAGATGAAGTTTACACTTTTTATAATCAACAAAAAGGAAGAACAATTTCAATTGCTACAGCTGGTAATGCAAGTCATTATGGTATAGATATGTGGAACCAAGTAGGAGGTTCTTGTAATCAAATGCTGTTTAGAGGTGGTGGTTCAGGAGCAGCAACAGGTTCAATAACCTCAACAGGTAATAATGCTACTCAATTTAATACTTCTTCTGATTACAGACTAAAAGAAAACGTAGACTACACATGGGATGCCCTAACAAGATTGAATCAACTTAAACCTTGTAGATTTAACTGGATAGATGATGATACAAATACTTTAGAAGATGGTTTCTTAGCTCACGAAGTTTCAAGCGTTGTACCAAATGCAGTCACAGGAGAAAAAGACGCTGTATATACAGAAGAAGAAGCAGCTTCTGAAATGTATATAAACGCAGGTGATATAAAAAGACAACAATTAGATAATAGTAAATTAGTTCCTTTACTGGTTAAAGCAATCCAAGAACAACAAGAACAAATAGAAGAATTAAAAAGCGAGATTGAGGCACTTAAGTCTTAGTGCTATGATAATATTTTTAACTTAGGAGAAAATAGAGTAATAATATGGCCACGAATGTTTTCTTTAGTCAAGCAGTACAGTCTGAACAAAATCTTGTAGAAGATTTAATTGTTGAGTCTTTACGAATGTATGGACATAATGTCTATTACTTACCTAGAAAAATAGTAAATGAAGATACTATTTTAGGTGATGCTGCTGACTCATCATTTGAAGATGCATATGAAGTAGAAATGTATCTAGAAGGTGTTGAAGGATTCGAAGGAGAAGGTGATCTTTATTCTAAGTTTGGTGTAGAAGTAAGAGACACAGCTACTTTTATTATATCAAGAAGAAGTTGGGAAAGATTTGTTTCATTAGATGCTAATCTAGCAACAGGACTAAGACCAAATGAAGGTGATCTAATTTACTTTCCATTGTCAAAAAGTGTATTCGAAATTAAATTTGTAGAACACGAAAATCCTTTCTATCAATTAGGTAAGTTATATACATTCAAAATGACCTGTGATTTATTTGAATACTCAGGTGAAGATTTTGATACTAACATTGAAGCACTAGATACAGATTTAGAATTAGCACAAGCAGCTGCTATTACATTAACTTTAGCTGATACACCTACACTAAGAGACTTTGTTGTTGGTGAAACAATATCACAACAACTTACACCTACAGTCATTATAACAGGTACAGTCTCAGCTTGGAGTGAAACTTCAAATAAACTTACAGTTTCAAACATCAAAACAAATGATACATCAGGTGATTATCAAACTTTTGCTGTTACTGATACTTCTGAAGGATACATTGAGATGGAAGATACATCAAGAGGTGATAAGATTATCATGCAGACAGGTCACTTTATTGATTTTGAAAACGGTACAGCGGGAGTTGAATTCCCAAGTTATATTACAGACGGATCTACAGGTACAGATAACATTAATCTAGAAGCAGGAACAGTAGTTGGTGATTTTGGTATATCATTAGAGACTGGTTCAGGTGATTCGTCAGCTTATGATAACATAGTTTTAGAAGATAGTCTAGCATCTAGAAGAAGTATTAACTCAATAGCATCAGAACAAGAATTACCAACTGATCCTGGAGCATTTAACTTAGAAATAGAAACAGACGCTGACGGAATCATAGATTTCTCAGAAAGTAATCCATTCGGTGAGGCTACATAATGTTTGGAAATCATTTTTATCATTCATCTATTAAAAGAGCTGTCTCAGTATTTGGTACACTATTTAATAATATTAGTATTGTAAGACCTGGTGGTGAGACAATCAAAGTACCTCTAGCGTATGGTCCAAGACAGAAATGGATAGCTAGATTACAACAACAAGCATCTTTAGGTTTAGATGGTACAACAAGAACAGCTATAAGTTTACCAAGAATGGGTTTTGAATTAACATCTATAACTTATGATCCTACTAGAAAACTTACTAAAAAGACACAATACAAAAAAGCTGTAGCTAGTAATCCGCTACAAATGCAATATCAATACGCTCCAGCACCTTATGATCTAGGATTCAGTCTAAGTGTATTAGTTAAAAATACAGATGATGGATTACAAATTATAGAACAAATCATGCCCTTTTTCACACCAGACTATACTGTAACAATTCATACAGTACCAGACATGCAAGAAAAAAGAGATGTACCTATCATATTAGATAGTGTAACACAAACAGACGAATATGAAGGTGACTATCAAACTAGATCAGTTTTAAGATATGATTTAGAGTTTACAATGAAGAACTATATCTATGGTCCAGTTACTAAATCTGATATCATTAGAGAAGTTAATGTTAGAACTTATTTAGAACCTGGTAGTGGTGAAATATCAAATGTTCTCACAGCAGGTAAAGTAAGTGAACAAACAGTAACACCAAACCCACCTGATGCTGATCCAGACGAAACATTCACATATAACGAAACAACAAATTTCTTTGAACAACCAACATTAACTTATCAGGACGATAAAGATAGCGATCCTAAATAAGTATAAATAATTATTATGAGTAAAGTCGATCAAAAATTAGACGAACTTCTTGACATACAAGGAGAAATAGTACAAGTAGAAAAAAATCTACCTACGATATCATCTAATTCGCAAGATAAAGGTACTGATTACAAATATTCTAGAGAGATATTCTACAACCTTGTAGAAAGAGGTCAAGACGCTATTGAAGGTATTTTAGATATAGCTAAAGAATCTGAACACCCTAGAGTATACGAAGTAGCAGGTCAACTGATCAAAACAGTAGGAGAAACAACAGAGAAATTGATTGACTTACAAGCAAAGATGAAACAATTAGACAAAGATGATAATGTACCTGATAAAGTACAAAATAATCTATTTGTAGGTTCATCAGCTGAGTTACAAAAGTTGTTAAAACAAAATGCACAAGAATGAAGGTTATCTAGGTAATATTAATGTCAAAAGAGCTGGCGTTCAGTCTCAATGGACAGAAGAAGAAATCTTAGAATACAAAAAGTGTATGGAAAATCCCATATACTTTATAGAGAATTATATCAAAATCATTTCACTAGATGAAGGTTTAGTACCTTTCAAATTATACGGATATCAAGATGAGCTCATTACACACTTTGATGAGAATCGTTTTAGTATTGTATTAGCTTGTAGACAGTCAGGTAAATCAATAACAGCTTGTGCTTATCTAGTTTGGTATCTACTATTTCAACCAGAACAGACTATTGCTATCTTAGCAAACAAAGGTTCTACTGCTAGAGAAATGTTAGCTAGAATCACAACTATGTTAGAGCATGTACCTTTCTTTTTACAACCAGGTACTAAAGTTCTGAACAAAGGTTCGATTGAATTTGAAAATGATAGTAGAATCATAGCTTCAGCTACAGGTGCTAATTCTATTCGTGGTATGTCAGTTAATCTTCTATACTTAGATGAGTTTGCTTTCGTGGATAACGCTGAACAGTTTTATACATCAACATATCCTGTTGTTACATCAGGTGGTAAATCAAAAGTTATCATTACATCTACAGCAAATGGTATAGGAAATATGTATCATAAACTTTATGAAGGTGCTGAACACGGTCAAAACGAATATCAACCATTTACAGTTAATTGGTGGGATGTACCTGGTAGAGATGAGAAATGGAAAGAGTCTACAATAGCAAATACTTCTGAATTACAATTTGAACAAGAGTTCGGTAATTCATTCTTAGGTACAGGTAACACTTTGATCAATGCAAATACACTATTAGGATTACAAGGTAAAGATGCTTTGTGGTCAAGAGACAATGTTCATCTCTATCAAGAACCTAAACAAGATCATACTTATATCATGACAGTTGATGTAGCAAAAGGTAGAGGTCGAGATTATTCTACCTTTTCAATAATAGATGTAACAGAAAAACCTTTCAAACAAGTTGGTATCTTTAGAGACAATATGATATCACCATTATTATACGCTGACATATTAGAAAAGTATGGTAAAATGTATAATGAAGCACTGATTGTTATAGAAAATAACGATTCAGGACAAATTGTATGTAATAATTTGTACTATGACATAGAATATCCAAATGTATTTTTAGAATCTACAGTCAAAGCATCTGGTGTAGGTGTAACTATGACTAGAAAAGTAAAACAAATTGGTTGTTCAACTCTTAAAGAGTTAATGGAAGAAAAAAAATTAATGGTTATAGACAAGTTTACTATAAGTGAATTAGTAACTTTTGTAGCAAAAGGACAGTCATACGAAGCTGATGGTGGTAATCATGATGATTTAGTTATGAATTTAGTGTTATTTTCATGGTTTGTAACGACACCTTACTTTCAAAGTTTAACAGATTTAGAACTAAAGAAAATGTTGTATGATGAACAACAACAAATGATTGAAGATGATATGGTACCTTTTGGTATCATAGATGATGGACAACCTACAGAACAAACATACAAAGAGGGTGGAGATGTTTGGACTGTAGTGGATAATGTAAAAGTTTACTAAATTATAAATACTAGTTAATAAAGAGGAAACTCTTTGTTAAACTTTATAAATAACGAATTTTATTTCGAAATAAAATTATTAGGAGAAAACAAACATGGCATTTCAAGTTTCGCCTGGTGTACAGGTTCAAGAAATAGATGCTACTAATGTTATTCCTGCGGTCTCAAGTTCTACAGGAGCATATTGTGGTTACTTTGGTTGGGGTCCAGCCGAAGAGGTTACTACAGTTACTTCTCAAAAAGGACTTGTTGACATATTCGGGGAGCCCGCTTCTACTAATATCGCTGCTGAGCATTTTTACCCAGCTGCTTTATTCTTAGATTACGGGATTGACTTAAAAGTAGTTCGTATCGCGACTACCAATATGGTAAACGCGACAACAACAAGTGGACAGTCTTTGTTAATCAAAAACTTAACCCACTATAGAAATAATTACAACACTGGTTCTGCCGCTGTTGGTAATTATGGAGCAAGATGTGCTGGAGATTTAGGTAATTCACTTAAAATCCAGGTATGTGGTGGTGCTGACGCGTTTGCTGAAGCTGATGTTACAACAACTAATGGAACTTCTGCTTTAGACGGTACTTCAATCGAAGTTACTGCAGGGGAGAAATTCATAGTAGGTGACATTATAACAGCAATTGGTTCTGATACTACTAGATACAAAATATCAGCTATCGCTTTTGACTCAGGTTCTACCGGAGCCGCAACAGTTACAATTGCACAAGAAGATGATTCTACTCAAGGATTAACAGCCGCTGTTTCTAGTAGTGCTAATATATCTAGAGAGTGGGAATTTGCAAATCAATTCAACAAAGCACCTGGTACTTCTACTTACGCAAGTAGTAGAGCTAGTGCTGGTTCGAATGATGAAATGCATATCATAGTTCTTGACGAAGACGGAGATTTCACTGGAACTCCAAACTCAGTTTTAGAAAGATTTGAAGCAGTATCAAAAGCTTCAGATGCTAAAGATGACTTCGGTGCAACTAACTACTATGTTACTGTTATTGAAAACCAAAGTGAATATGTCTTCTGGTTGGATCATAGTTCTACTATGACATCAGCTGGTTCAGCCGCTGCAGGAGTCACATTCGGTACAGGTACTTTACCAGATAATCTTTCATTTACCGATGGTTCAGATGGAAGACAACCTACAACTGGTCAAAAAATAACAGCTTGGGATACACACTTTGGTAGTGCAGATAATGAAGATATATCTTTACTTATCTCAGGATCTAATCAAGCAGATAACGGGAGTGGTAGTGTAGTTGAAACGAGAGCCGAAGCAACAAGCTATTACAACCAATTAATGAATATCGCAGAAGACAGAAAAGATTGTGTCGTATTCTTTTCACCAATCAAATCAGATTGTGTTGACGCTGGAACATCAGCAGCAACAAATGTGAAGACTACTGCAGATACTCTAAACTCATCTAGTTACGCTTCAATGAGCAGTAACTGGTTATATATTTACGACAGGTACAATGACAGATATGCATGGGTACCAGACAACGGAGCAGTAGCAGGTCTATGTGCTAGAGCTGACTATACGAATGATGCATGGTTCTCACCAGCAGGATTCAACCGTGGTCAAATATTTGGTGTAACTAAATTAGCGTTTAACCCAACACAAGCTGATAGAGATACTCTATACAAAGCTAGGGTTAATCCTGTAGTTACATTCCCTGGACAAGGAACATTATTATATGGAGATAAAACATTACTAAGCAATGCTGGTAGTGCGTTCTCAAGAATTAATGTTCGTAGATTGTTTATTGTGTTAGAGAAAGCGATTGCAACATCAGCTAAGTTCCAACTATTTGAATTTAACGATTCATTTACAAGAGCTAATTTCAGAGCAGCTGTTGAACCTTTCTTGCGTCAAGTACAAGGTAGACGAGGTATCTATGATTACCAAGTCATTTGTGACGAGACAAACAACACACCGGCAGTTATTGACTCATCTCAGTTTGTAGCTTCAATTTTTGTGAAGCCAGCTAGAAGTATCAATTTCATAACATTAACCTTTGTAGCATCTAGATCAGGTGTAGATTTCGAAGAACTCTACGGTCAACTCACAGGTGCAGCAGAATCATCAGTATAAGGGGGTATAGAAAATGGCAACAATTAACCAATTCAAAGCCAACTTAGTAGGTGCAGGTCCAAGAAATAACAGATTTGAGGTATTCATACCTCGAACAGGTAGTAGAATACAGTTTTTGTGTAAAACTGCTGCTTTACCTGGACAAGTTATTGAACCTTTAGAAATGAAATACAAAGGTCTAACAGTTAAACTAGCGGGTGATAGAGTATTCGAAAACTGGACAGTAGGTATCTATAATGATACTGAATTCTCAGCTAGAACAGCTATAGAAGCTTGGATGGCTGATATTGTACCACTAGATTCTAGTGTTGGTCCAGTAGGATACGAATATATGGTCGATAAGGCTACTGTATCTCAGCTAGGTCGTGACGATTCAGTTATCGCAACATATGAATTTTTCAATATGTGGCCAACTAACCTTGGAGCTATCGAATTAGATACTGAAGGTGGTGACGCTATTGAAGTCTTTGATGTTGAGTTCTGTTACTCACATTTTGAAAGAACTCTATAAAAGAGTCCTTTTGAAGGGATATAAATATTAGTATGGAATTATTTGGATTAGAAATAAAGAGGAAACAGGGTGACGAAACTAAAGCACAAAGTTTCGTCCCACCTCAAAATGATGGGTCTGTTATCGAAATCGGTAAAGACCATGGTATGGGTGGTTTCGCTGCCACCGGTGGAGTCATTGGTCAATATGTTGACATGGAAGGCGGAGTCAAGAACGAAGCTGACCTTGTTACAAGATATAGAACAATGTCTCTGGTACCTGAATGTGATGCAGCGATTGAAGATATAGTTAACGAAGCTATATCATCAAACGATTTAGATGCTCCGGTATCTATTAACTTAGATAGAGTTACTCATTTTAGTGATTCTACTAAAGAAAAAATTCGTAAAGAGTTTGATGAAGTTTTATCTTTATTAGGTTTTAGAGAACTCTCACACGACATATTTAGAAAATGGTATGTTGATGGTAGACTCTATTATCATAAGATGGTAGATTCTAAGAACACTAAAGTAGGTGTTCAAGGATTAAGACCTATTGATCCTCAAAAGATTCGTAAGATTCGTGAGGTTGATAAGAAAAAAGATCCTAAAACAGGAGTTGAAGTTGTTAAGAAAATAGATGAATATTATCTTTTCAATGAACAAGGGTTTGATAAGAGTGGTAATAACACAGGTCAAACAGTAAGAATTAGTCCTGATGCTGTGACTCACATAACATCTGGACTACTTGATTACAACCAAAAAGTAGTAGTTGGTTATTTACATAAGGCTATGAAGTCTGTAAACCAACTAAGAATGTTAGAAGATGCTCTAGTTATTTACAGAATATCAAGAGCACCAGAGAGAAGAATCTTCTACATTGATGTAGGTAACTTACCTAAAGCGAGAGCTGAACAGTACTTAAAAGAAGTACAAACAAGTTATCGTAATAAGTTAGTGTATAACGCTGACACAGGTGAGATAAAAGATGACAGAAAGCATATGAATATGCTTGAAGACTTCTGGTTACCTAGACGAGAGGGAGGTCGAGGAACCGAGATTAGTACACTACCAGGTGGACAAAATCTTGGTGAGATTGAAGATATTTTATATTTTCAAAAGAAATTGTACAAGTCTCTTAATGTACCAATTTCTAGATTAGAGACAGAAACTGCGTTCGCTATTGGTAGAGCGACAGAGATTTCTAGAGATGAAGTTAAGTTTTCTAGATTTATAGACAGACTTAGAATTAAATTCTCTAGATTATTTGATGATATTCTAAAAACTCAACTGTTATTAAAGAATATTGTGACAGAAGATGATTGGAAGAAATCAAAAGAGTATGTAAGTTATGACTTTCAGAAAGATGGTCATTTCGTAGAACTAAAAGAAGCAGAGATATTGAGAGAACGAGTCAATACTCTAGAACAGTTAGATCAGTTCGTTGGTAAGTACTACTCAGAAGATTGGATAAGAAAGAATGTTCTTAGACAATCAGAAGCAGAAATTGCTCAGATGTCAAAAGAAATGGAAACATCTGGTGGTGGTGATGAAGACGAAGATGATTTAGATTTTTAATTTAGGAGATTATGATGGTAGATAAAACTAGAGAACTTGTAGATCAGATAGTAGACGGTAATAATGTTGAAGCTGGTGAAACATTTAAAGGTGTAATGCAAGATAAACAGTTAGATGCTATAGATTTGAAAAGAGTTGAAATGCAACTCGATTGGATGAATAATAATCATTCAGAAGACGAAGAATAGGTAGACACATGAAAACATTCGTACAACTCAGAACAGAATTGGATGAAGTAAACTTTAAACAAGATATGAAGAAGAATCATATTTCTTCTACTAAGATCAAAAATACAGAAGTTCATTATCATTCAGAAAGAAAGGGTTCAAAGAAAGTTCGTGTGTTTGTAAAACCTAAGTCAGCAAAAGAGTTTGAAGAATTAGGTGTATTTAAAGACATGAATACAGCTAAGAAATCAGCTGAACAGTTTGTTAAACTTATGGGTGAAGATATAGACGAAGGTGTAAGCATACTTAAACAAATCGTTGAAAAAGTTGATGGACCTGTAGATTTAGACGAGTCAGAAACTTATCGTAGACGAGACGGAAAACCTATCGATAAACAGACTATAAAACAAATGGAAAGAATGGCAAGAGACTACAAAATGAAGATCAAAGTAAAAGGTGGTAAAGTTGAAGTCTCAGGTGCTAAGAAAAAATTGAACGATTTTGGTATGATATTTGTAGGTAGATCACGATATGGTGATCTTACAACAGCTTAAAGAGGTAAAAATGAAATTAATATCAGAACAATGGTCCGATGATGTAAATTATCTTGTCGAAGAAGACCCTAAGACAGGTAAGAAAAATATGTTTATCGAAGGTATCATGCTTCAAACAGAAGTTAAAAACAAGAATGGTCGTATTTATCCTCTTGAAGTTATGAAAAAAGAAGTTAAAAGATATAACAAAGAATATATCGATCAAAAAAGGGCCTATGGAGAATTAGGGCATCCAGAAGGACCAACAATTAATTTAGAAAGAACATCTCATTTAATTGAGAGTTTAGAACAAGACGGCAATAATTTTGTCGGTAAAGCAAAGATTTTATCTACTCCTATGGGAGAAATAGTCAAAAACCTTCTTTCAGATGGTGCTAGACTAGGTGTCTCTAGTAGGGGTATGGGATCATTGAAAGCATCTAATCGTAAAGGTGGTGCTCAAATGGTTCAATCAGATTTTCAGTTAGCAACAGCTGCTGATATCGTAGCAGATCCTTCTGCTCCTGACGCTTTCGTAGATGGTGTTATGGAAGGAGTTGAATGGATTTGGGATAATGGAGTGATCAAAGCACAGAAAATTGAAGAATATAAAGACACAATTAGACGAGCTAAATCACAAAAACTTCAAGAAACGAAATTAAATGTATTTAAATCGTTTCTAGAAAACTTATAATATATAAATAATACTTAATAATCAATTTATTAATAAATTTATTTGAAATAGGGAGCATATTCTAATGTCTAATTTAGAAAGCACAATAGAAGAAGTAATGTCTGAAGCAGTAGAGCCGAAGGCAAAAGCATCTTCTGAAAAACCCGATCCTGATATCGAGAAAAAAGCTTCAGATGCAGCTGGTAAGGCTGGAGACGCTACTAAGAAAGCTAAAGCACCTGGTGGTGAAAAAGCTTCTGAAAAAAGCGACGAAGTTAAAGATGGTGCAACAAAAGTAGAAAAAGGAAAAGCCGTTAACCAAGAAGAAGTAGAGTCAGAAGACGAAGCTATTTCTGAAATGGGTAAAATGGAAGGTTCTAAGTCTGAAATGTTGAAAGCCATGGTCTCCAAAATGAAGGAAATGGGGATGAAAGAACTAAAAGCAGCCTGGAAAAAAATGGAAATGGCTGACATGGAAGACGAGGATGGCGAAAAAGACGAACAAGTCGAGTCACTAAGTCGTAATGCCTTAATTAGAGGTATTGTAGAAGGTCTTAAAGATAAGTCAACTGAAGAAGTTGCATCATTTATCGAAAGTTTTGATAAAGTAGAAGAAGAAGTTGAAGAAACTGAAGATTCAGTTGAAGAAGCTAAAAAGTCTACAAAAGAAATGGACGATATGGATGACGAAGACGAAGAAGAAGAAGAAGATGAAGAAGTCAAGAAAGAGTCATACGACATTGACATGACAGACGACATTGAAGCTCTTGTTTCAGATGAAGATTTATCCGAAGGTTTCAAAGATAAAGCTAAAACAATTTTCGAAGCAGCAGTTGCATCTAAAGTTAAAGAGCAACTAGTAGAGAAAGAAGCTGAGTTAGAAGAAGAACTTAACAAGAAAGTTGAAGAAGTCAAAGAAGACTTAACTGAAAAAGTTGATTCTTATCTAAACTATGTTTCTGAATCTTGGGTTTCAGAAAATGAATTAGCTATCGAGCGAGGATTAAAATCCGAGCTAACAGAAGATTTCATCAATGGTTTGAAAAAACTATTTGAAGAACATTATGTGGAAGTTCCAGAAGACAAGTTTGATGTAGTTGAAGAACTAGCAAACAGACTTGATGAGATGGAAGACAAGTTGAACGAAGAAGTTGCTGGCAACATTCAAGCTCAACAAGACATCGAGGAACTAAAGCGTGAAAAAATTATCAGCGAAGCATCTGTTGATCTAGCTGATACTCAGGTGGAGAAGTTAAAAGCTTTAGCTGAAGAAGTCGATTTCGAAAATGAAGAAAATTTCGTTGAGAAAGTTTCTACATTGAAAGAATCATACTTCGGAAGTGAAAAACTTGAAGCTGTCTCTGACGATGCAACTGTGGCAAGTGACGATGCTGACTTCTCAGGTGCGGGCGATGTAGCTCAACCTGTTACAGAAGGCATGGAAAGATATACTGCCGCATTAACTAAATTCGCTAACTTAGATAAGTAAGCGATATAATTGGGAAATAAACAAAATGTTTATGTCAGAAAACTTACAAGAAAAATGGCAACCAGTTCTAGAACATAACGATCTTCCTAAAATCGAAGATTCTTATAAAAGAGCGGTAACTGCTGTTATTCTTGAAAACCAAGAAAGAGCTATTCAAGAAGAAAGAGGTCAAATAGACGAGGCACTTGGAGCTGGTACTGGTACTGTAGCGGGAGCATCTGGTGGTGTTACTGCAACTGCAGCAAACTGGGATCCAATCCTTATCTCTTTAGTTCGTAGAGCAATGCCTAACTTGGTAGCATACGATATCTGTGGCGTTCAACCAATGACAGGACCTACTGGTCTTATCTTTGCGATGAAAGCAAGATATGTTGACAGCACAACAGCTGTTGACAGAACTGAAGCTATGTTTGATGAAGCCGATACAGACTTTGCAGGTTCTGGTACTCACGCGGGTACTGATCCTTTTGCGTCTGGTTCAGCTAACACAGCTATTCAGTCAGCGTATACTACAGGTACTGGTACAGCTACAGCTACTGCAGAGATTGATTCTTCAATTCCTGAAATGTCTTTCACAATTCAGAAAGCTACAGTTACAGCTAAAAGCAGAGCGCTAAAAGCTGAGTACACTATAGAACTCGCACAAGACCTTAAAGCAATTCACGGCCTTGATGCAGAAACAGAATTAGCAAACATTCTTTCTGGTGAGATCCTTGCGGAAATCAACAGAGAAGTTGTTAGAACTGTTAACTCACAAGCTAAGATCGAAGGTCTTGCTTCAGAAAGCAACCTAACAGGTACTGCTGTTAACGGCCAATTTAACCTAGATGTTGATTCATCTGGTAGATGGTCAGTTGAAAAATTCAAAGGTCTTATGTACCACATTGAAAGAAACGCAAATGTTATCGCTAGACAAACAAGAAGAGGAAAAGGTAACTTTATCCTTTGTTCGTCTGATGTAGCGTCTGCTCTAGCAATGGCTGGTGTATTAGACTACGCTCCAGCGTTATCAACTTCTTTGAATGTTGACGACACTGGAAACACTTTTGCTGGTGTTCTTAACGGCAGCATCAAAGTGTATATCGATCCATACTACGCAAGTGCGTCTCAAAGACCTACTGGTGTAAGCGCTGGTGAAGGATATTGTACAGTTGGTTATAGAGGAACTAATCCTTTTGACGCTGGACTGTTCTATTGTCCTTATGTTCCATTGCAAATGGTTCGTGCAGTTGGTGAAGACACTTTCCAACCAAAAATCGGATTCAAAACTAGATACGGTATGGTTTCAAACCCATTCGTAGGTTCTGCTCCGGCTGATGGATTGGCAACAGTCAACACTAACTCTTACTACAGATCATTCGAAGTATTAAACCTTCTATAAGTCGTAGTAATATCTAAATCATAATCGATTTCAAGAGGTCCTTCGGGACCTCTTTTTTTGTCTAAACTATTTCTATGTTATAAATATAGTTGTGAAAGAAAAAAATATCTCCGATATTATCAATGGTCGTTGGAACTGGTATGGTCTTGGAGAAGAACCCGAGGAAGAAATGATACAATTTGATGAAATGATACATACATATCAACTTGATAATAGAAAAGCAGAAGTTGGTGTTTTAAAAGAAACGGGTACATTCGGTATAAGAATGTGGGAGAATAATGTTCACCAAAAAGATGAACTGTTTGAAGGACATAGTGAAACATATGCTGAGAATGCTGCAGAAAACTATGTATTTGGGATAAAGAACTAATATGGCAACAGCAAATTGGCAAGCCGATCAACCAACTAACTTAAATTATTTAAGTCCTGTTAATTTTGATCTACAGATAAACAAACTACCTAAGACAAGGTATTTTTGTACTGGTGTGACACTACCAGGTATTAACTTTTCTGAAGCTTTACATACTCATACATTAGCTATCAACTCATATTTACCAGGTGATAAAATCGAATTCGATCCTTTGACAGTAAAATTTGTAGTTGATGAAGATATGAAAAACTATCAAGAGATATTTGACTGGATTATGAAACTAGGACCTGGTAGAGATACAGACGATTTCATGGGTCTAGTTGAATCGACAAAAAGATCAGATGGTTCTTTATCAAGTGCATCATTTGAAAATATGTACTCAGATGCTACTATTATTGTAAACACATCTTCTAATAATGCAAATCTTGAATTTCAATTTCAAGATACATTCCCAACAAGTTTAGGTGCTATAGAATTTGCATCTGATTCACAAGGTGTAGAATATGCTACCTGTGATTTAACACTAAGATTTACATTATTTAAAATAAAAACAATATCATAACTGGACCTATACAGGTTTCGTGATATAATTATAGTATGAACTTAAAAAACATTCAAGATATGTGGAAAGAAGATTCGGTTATTGATGATATCGAACTGGATGCTTCTTCACTACAAGTACCAAGATTACACGCTAAGTATACAGAAATTCTTTCTAATAAGAAGTTAGAACTTATTCGACATGAAAGAATGATGAAAGAACTAAACAAAGATAAATGGTTATGGTATACAGGTAAAATGTCTAAAGAAGATATTGAGTTTCGTAAATGGGAATATGATCCTTTCGATGGATTGACAGTTCTTAAGTCAGACTATGATAAATTCACAGGTGCAGATAAAGATGTACAAGATTTAAATGATAAAATTGAATATCTTAGAATAACAGTCGATTATTTACAAGATATAGTCTCTCAAATAACTTGGAGACATCAAACAATAAAGAATATTATAGAATGGCGAAAATTCATGGCAGGGTCGTAGTCGCTAAAGCAGACGAAGTATACCTATTCATATCAGCAGAAGATTCAATCAGAAAAGAACTTTCAGAATTCTTTAAGTTCAAAGTCCCTGGTGCTAGTTTCATACCTGCTGTTCGTAAAAGATTTTGGGACGGATACATTCGTCTATTCAATCTTAATACCAATAAATTATATCTAGGACTATTTTCATATCTCAAAGAGTTTTGTGAAGATAGAGGATATACTATTGAAGGATACGAACCCGACAAAGATACATTTACAATAGAAAGATATCAAGAAATTGTACAAGACATACCTTTAGAACTTAGAGAATATCAAAAAGAAGCAATTGCCTACGCAGCACATAATCAAAAATGTATATTAGTATCTCCAACAGCTTCAGGTAAATCATTAATCATATACAGTCTTATTCGATATAACTTTTTAAAGAAGAACAAGAAAGCATTAGTGATAGTACCGACAACTTCACTTGTTGAACAAATGGCTAAAGATTTCAAAGACTATGGTTTTCGAGGTGAGATAGCAAAGATATATGGTGGTGACAAAGAATCAGATGCACCTATTGTAGTTACAACATGGCAATCAATGATGAGAATGCCAAAAGGATTTGGTAATCAATTTGGTATGGTGATTGGTGATGAAGCACATTTATTTCAAGCTAAGTCATTAACGAAGATAATGGAATCACTTACAGAAGTAAAATATAAAATAGGTACAACAGGTACACTACAAGAAACAAAGACACATAAATTACAATTAGAAGGTATGTTTGGACCAGCTTACTTTGTAACAACATCAGCTGATCTAATGGAAGCAGGTACACTTGCACAACTTGATATTCAAGCACTAGTGTTATCTTATTGTGAAGAAGAAAGAAAACTAGTCAGTAAAATGACTTATCAAGAAGAAATGGATTGGATTGTAAGAAATGATAAACGAAACAATTTTATCAACAATCTAGTTAAAGATTTAAAAGGTAATACATTAGTACTGTTTCAATTTGTAGAGAAACATGGTAAACCTTTATTCAAACTATTAAATGAGTTAGATAGAAAAGTGTTTTTTGTTTTCGGTGGTACTGATACAGTAGATAGAGAAAGAGTTAGAGAAATCGTGGAAAAAGAAAAAGATGCAGTTATTGTAGCATCGTTTGGTACATTTTCTACAGGTATCAATATAAAAAGACTACATAATGTAGTATTTGCGTCTCCTAGTAAGAGTAGGATTCGTAATTTACAATCAATAGGTAGAGGATTGAGAAAATCAGAAGATAAAGATAAAGTTACATTGTATGATATAGCAGATGATCTTTCATGGAAGAAAAACATGAATTATACGCTCAATCACTTTTCAGAAAGAATAAATATCTATAGTACAGAGAAATTTAACTATGAAATACATTCAGTAAGGATACCAGCAAATGCCAACCATAGACCATGACACTAAATATCAGTATCTAAGATTATATGATGGGAAAGAAATATTTGCAATGGTGAGAGATATAGGTAACGAATTAGAATTACATTTTCCGATGAACATAATGTGTAAACCAGCTATGTCTGGTGGAGTAACAATTCATCTTGGACCTTTCATACCTTTTACAACCGATGATACTGTAACCATAGATATAAATGATGTAGTTGTTCGAACAAGTATTACAGATCAATTTATAGGATTTTATGACGAAGCATGCACGGCATGGTTAGACATGAGAGAAAATGATACTATTGAAATAAAATCAACAAAACAAGATTTCCAAGAGCAACAAAAACAATTAACTTCTTTAATAGAAGATAGAATGAAAAGGATGAATTGGGAAGACTATCCAGAAGAGGAAGACTTATTTGAATATGAAAATCTCCCAGGACCAAAAGAAACGATACATTGATTTGATAATATATATTTCATTATTCTCTTATATAATATATATTCTCTTTTCTGCGAACTAACATATTCATTTTACAGTATGAATCCAGATCCGTCAAGCGGTATTTATGAAAAAACCTAAAAAAAAGTACATTCATGTAAATCAACATAAAATCCGTGCTAATAAGAAGCATGGGACTAATGAACCTGTTATTACTATAAAAGAAGGTAGTACAAATACCTATTGCCACGAAGTTAAGATATTAGGTGAGAGTACAGTTAGATATGGTGGTAATGAGAAACCAATACTACCTTGTGGTGCAAGAGTGGTCATTGAAACCACAGCAGACATAGAAATAGCTTGACCTATCAAGGTTCTGTAGTAAAATAGATATATGACTAGACAAAAAAGACAAACCAAAGAATCAGTTCATTATGTAAACAATAAAGAGTTTACTGCAGCAATTATCGAACATAATCATGCTTGTAGAAAAGCTGAAAAAGATGGTGTAGAAAAACCTAGAGTATCAGAATACATTGGTGAATGTATATACAAGATCGCTACTAGATTATCTACTAAACCTAATTTTATCAATTATTCGTATCGTGATGAAATGATATGTGATGGTATCGAAAATTGTCTACAATACATTGAAAACTTTAACGAAGAAAAATCACAAAATGCATTTGCCTATGTAACTCAAATTATATACTTTGCGTTTTTGAGAAGAATACATAAAGAAAAGAAACAAGCAGCGATAAAACAAAGAAGTATTGAACAAGCAGGTGTTTTGTTTGATACTTTAGATACCATGGACGGTGACACGAAAGGTATGACTAACTCTTTTGTAGATTATTTACAAGAGAATATGAATCCTATAAATTATAAACCTCGTGGTTCAAAGAAAAAAGACACTTAATACATTATGAAAATAGCTTTGCTGAACGACACGCATTGTGGAGTTCGAAACAACAATCAAATGTTTGCAGAGTATCAAGGTAGATTTTATAAAGAAATCTTCTTTCCATACTTAGACAAACATAATATTAAAAACATTATACATCTTGGTGATTATTTTGATCGTAGACGAGATGTAAACTTCTATTCATTACATAAGAACTATGAACACTTCATAGAACCTATGAGAGAAAGAGGGATTACTATGGACTTAATTGTCGGTAATCATGATATCTATTTCAAATCAACAAATGAATTGAACAGTCCAGACTATCTTTTAAATTTTGATAATGTCAATGTATACAAAGATCCAATAACAAAAGATTATGATGGTTTAGAAATAGCTCTTTTACCTTGGATCAATTCTGAAAATGAAGAAGAAGTAGAAGAATTTTTACAATTAACAACAGCACCTTTTGTGATGTCTCACTTAGAAGTTAATGGTGGTATGATGTCACCCGGACATTATCATGGTGGTGGTACACCTCAATCTTGGTTTGAAAGATTCGAACAAGTATTCTCAGGTCACTTTCATCATAAATCACAATTAGGTAATATCAGATATTTTGGGTCACAAATGGAGTTCACTTGGAATGACTTTGGTGACGACAAATATTTTCATGTCTTTGATACAGAGACAAGAGAAATAGAAATGATAAAGAATCCTCTCAAGATGTTTCATAAAGTATTCTATGATGATACAAACGAAACATTAATGAGTATTAAGAAAAAAGATTTTAGTCATTTAGAAAATACATTCGTAAAAGTTATTGTTACGAATAAAAATGAACCTTACTGGTTTGATGTGTTTGTTGAAGAACTATTAAAAGCAGGTCCAGCTGATTTAAAAGTGGTAGAAGATCATAGTAATTTAGATGTTCTAAACGAAGACGAATTAGTTGGTGATGCAGAAGATACATTAACAATACTTACAAAACATATCGACAGTTTAAACATAGATGGAGACAAGGCAAAACTGGATGCTCTAATGAGATCATTGTATACAGAAAGTCTTGATATTTTAGTATGATAAAAATAATACAATTAATAACAGGTGAAATGCTAATTGCTGATTTGAAAGATAATGAAATAGAGAATCCTTTATTCATTCATCAACAAGCAGTTGAAGGTCAAGGACCAAAAGTAAATCTCTATCCATACAATATTCTAGGAGAAGGTAATATTACACTTAATCCAGATAGTATTGTATGGACAGTTGATCCCGAACAGAGATTACTTAATCAATACCAAGAAACATTTAGTAAAGTAATCACACCACCAACACCGAAAGTAGTATAATGGAACATAGAGTCTGTTACGCAGGGGAATGGGTATGCGAGGGACATACTTTGACTTTTGAAATATTTGATGATGATACAGTAATGATCAGAGAATTTTATACTGTAAAAGGTAAAGAAGTTACATCACATCAAAGAGTAGATTTAGATAAGGCAATAGATTACCAAGAGAGGTACATCAAATTAGGGTATGATAAAGTTTCATAAAGTTAGATACAAAAATTTTCTATCGACAGGTAATGAATTTACAGAGATAGATTTATCAAGAAAGAAAACATCACTTATAATCGGTGCAAATGGATCCGGTAAATCAACATTACTTGACGCTTTGACATTTGGTTTGTTTGGTCGTGCTTTTAGAAAGATACCAAAAACAGCTTTGATTAATTCTATAAATCAAAAACAAACTGTAGTCGAAGTAGAATTTCAGATTGGTAGAAATCGTTATCGTGTAATGAGAAGTATCAAACCTAATAAGTTTGAGATATATCGTGACGGTAAAATGTTACATCAGGATGCATCTGTTAGAGATTATCAAGCAATATTAGAACAACAAATACTTAAACTAAATTACAAGTCATTTACTCAAGTAGTTGTTCTTGGTTCTTCAACATTCACACCTTTCATGCAATTGAATACACCAGAAAGAAGAGCTATCATTGAAGATATACTTGACATACAAATCTTTTCTGTAATGAAAGATTGTTTAAAACAAAGATCATCAACATTAAACAATGAACAAAGAGAAGTAAGAAATAATATCAAGATCGGTGAAGCAAAGATTCAAGGTCAAGAAGAAGCAATGAAACGATTAGAAGAAAATCGTGATGAAATGATTGAGAAACTTTCGAAAGATGTACTAGAACATGAAACTCAAGTCTTAGAACATAAAAATAATATTCGAGCTGATATGGACAATGTAAAAACTTGTATGAATCTAATACAAGATGAAGATGCGGTTCGTAAATCACTTCAAACAATGTTGAATGATGAAAAAGATTTTGAGAATGAAAGACGAAAGTTTATTAAAGAATTAAAGTTTTATGAAGACAATGATGAATGTCCAACCTGTGAACAAGTTATTGATTCAAATCACAAAGAACATATTTGTAATGACAGAACTATAAACATCAAAGAACTTGATCAAAGACTTACTACACATAGTGAGACTATACAGAGAATCAATGAAAGACTTGAAGAAATAAATGAAGTTCATAAAGAAATAGCTGAGTCTCAGAAAATGATTCAAAAAGAACAAAATCTCATAGACACTAATGAAAAGTATATTGATAAATTAGAAGGTCAAATTCTAGAACTTACAAAACAAGAACATACAGAAGATGATAAAGATAAACTAGAGAAGTATCGAAAAGCATTAGAACTTTTACAAGGTATGGATGCTGAGATATCAGATAGTAAACATTATCATGATCTAGCTGAAATATTGTTGAGAGATAGTGGTATCAAAACTAAAATTATTAGACAGTATTTACCAATCATGAATAAGTTAATCAATAAATATTTAGCTAGCATGGAGTTCTTTGTACAGTTTGAACTTGATGAAGAATTCAATGAAGAAATAAAATCTAGATATAGAGACAACTTTTCATATTCATCATTTAGTGAAGGTGAAAAAATGAGAATTGATTTATCACTTTTATTCACATGGAGAGCTGTTGCTAAGTTAAAGAATTCAGTAAATACAAATCTATTGATTCTTGATGAAGTATTTGATAGTTCACTTGATGAAGGTGGTACAGACGAATTCTTAAAAATTCTACATACACTAGATGATAATACTAATACATTTATTATTTCACATAAAGGTGAAAGTATGAATGAGAAATTTAATAACATTATTGAGTTCGAAAAGACCAATAACTTTAGTAAGATAAAAGAGCGATGAT